AAGTTCCTCGTGGTGAAGATCGACTGATGGCTGCGAAGGGCCGCATATCGAAGGGCACACGCCGGGCGATCAATGACGTCCTGAAGGAGCTGGCGTCGATCACCTCGCAGGGCGAGATGAAGGTCCGTGCGCTGGTGGACCAGCTCCGGCAGCAGGTCGTGCTCGCAGTCGTCGAGGCAGGATCCGTCGATGCAACGCTGTCAGACAAGATCAAGACCTCGCTCGACGGGATCATGCGAGAGTACGGCACGCGGCTCGCTGACGTGATGACCGAGGACGGCCGGCGGGTGTTCGTCCGAGGGATCAAGCTCATCGACAATGCGATCAAGTCGGGCGGGCGGATGACCGCGCTGCCGTATCTCGACGAGACGCTGCTCGAGAACCTCCGGTCGTACCGGGCGGATCTCATCACACGCCTGACCGATGACGCTCGAGGCAGGATCGTGACCGAGGTGCAGCTCGGCGTGCTCGGGCAGAAGACGACGGGTGAGATCGTGAAGGAGATCGGGCGGAACCTTCAGGAGCGGTCAATCTTCGCCACGATCGAGGGCCGGGCGCAGGTGATCTACGAGACGGAGATGGGCCGGGTGCAGAACATGACGGCCTCCGCACGGCTGAAGCAGACGAAGGCTCAGGTATCTGATCTCGGGAAGATGTGGGTGCACTCGGGGCTCGGGGAGTGGAGGCCGAACCACCGGGCGATGCACAGGACGGTCGTGCCGGCAGACGAGCCGTTCCACCTCCTCGGCCGCAACGGCGTGATGTACGAGCCAGAGGGGCCGTACGATCCGATACTGCCCGCCAGCGAGACGATCAACTGCGGGTGCGTGGTTGTGCCGGTGGTCGGGAGATTCGCCTCCACACGGCCAGCTCCGCCAGAACCTGAGCCAGAGCCGCCGGAGATCCCGGTGCCTCCTCCTCCACCTCCACCTCCACCTCCACCGCGTCCGAGGCCGGCGCCACCGCCGCCACCTCCGAGGCCGCCGCGGGTACGCAAGCCTCCGAAGCCAGCGCCAGCTCCAGCTGCACCGCCTGTGCAGCCAGAGCCGCCGGCAGTCGTGGCTCAGGCTCCGCCGGCGGGCGCGCCGTTCATCGGTCCGCAGCTGCCGATCAGATTCCGCGAGAACGCACAGTTCGAGGCGCTCGCGGACAACGTCAAGCAGGAGGTGTACACTGCGCTCGAGCGTATCTCCGAGGAGATCGGGATGTTCGAGATTCAGGAGATCCACGCGATCGAGAAGGGCGAGGAGTTCTTCACGAGACGAATGGCCGAGGCTCCGGCATACGCATTCGGAGATACCACCATCGGGGCGCAGAACGCGCGGTCGAGGATCAGGCTGAACCTGATGCACATCGCAGATGCCGGGAAGCTGAAGATCTACGAGAATCTCGCAGCCACGGCCGAGTCGCAGGGCTGGTGGACGAAGCATCGCGAGGGCGTGGGAGCTGTCGAGCATACGGTGACACACGAGATCGGTCACTGCATCTGGCATGATGCGGGATGGCCGGCGGCAAGCCTCGAGCAGCGCAAGATCTCGGACCATATCATCCAGAGGTACACGCTGATGAATCAGGACTTGCTTCCGCAGGTGAGCCAGTACGCACGGTCGGATCCGAACGAGTACTTCGCCGAGTCGTTCGCATGGTGGATGGATGGTGACAGGGCGGCGATGCCGGCACATGCGAGGGAGACGGTCGAGGAGGTCGTGGAGTTCTGGAAGAAGCGATTGAGGCAGCGCAGAAGGAGAGTGAAGCCGTGACACAAACATTCCCGGCGTGCTGGTCGTGCCTGCATCTGGTGCGCACGGCAGATGGAGTTCCGACACAGGAGTGCCCGGCCTACCCGTCGGGGATCCCGGTGGAGGTGATGCTCTCGAAGCGGCCGCACACCGAGGTGCTGGACGATCAGCAGGGCGTGCTGATCTACACGCCGAGCACGCCAGATGCACCGAAAGTGCCGCAGGGACCGCAGCCGCTGCCGGGAGACAAAGAAATGTCTTGACAGCGGCATCTCGACGGAGTATATTCATCGCCAGCACAACCGTGCACGGCAGACTGCTCCGGTGACAAGCCGGACAGGTGCTCTTAGGCGGCGCAGCTGATACTGCGTCGCCTTTTTCTTTTTTCAGTCAGGAGGTGACATGCCGAAGAGATTAAAAGTGCACGACGAGGTGCCCGCAGATCTGCCCACGCTGGACGACCTCGCCGCAGCAGCCGAACCCGCCGAGGGTCCGCCCGTTGAATTGCCACCGGGCGTGACCGTGCAAGACCTTCAGAGCGACTCGAGCCCGCCGGTGGCGCAGCCCGCACAGAACACCGCGAGCAATCGCCCGCTGGACGAGAACCCGCTCATCGCGCAGGCGAGGCTGGCATATCCCGGCGCGGCGAGCTACGTGATCGCGGGCGAGGGGATATACGAGTTCGTCGTCGAGGTTGACGGCGTGCCGCACAAGCTCCAGAAGGGAGGCTGAAGCCGATGCCGTGGGAAGCGACAGAAAACGAGATCCGGCACAGGCTCAAAGATCCGTCGGGCTTTGACAGGTGCCGCTCGAAGGATCTGACGGGCGGTGTGCGCGGGATCTTCTGTCATCGCTCCGGCGGTGACGGCAAGTGGGAGATGCAGGCTCTGCGGTTCGACAAGTCAAAATTCACGGTCGAGAGCGCGAAGGCGTGGGTGCGTGAGCACGGACCGTTCACCGAGTCACTGGCCGATGAGGCCGAGCTGGAGGGCGAGGATCTGATGCCGATCGCCGAGAGTATGCTGGACGAGCGTGTCGAGCTGGAGCTGGTCGAGGCCGTGGAGCTGCCGGAGTCGCAGTCGAGCGACGGTGACGTGTGGGATGTGCAGCTGCTCGCCTTCGGGAAGTCGAAGCGGCCACCTCACTACGTGTACACGCGGGAGTCGATCGAGCGGAGCAAAGAGGCTTTCCAGCGCGTCGATGTGTACGCGCATTCACAGGCCGACGACTTCGGGCATCGGGCCGCGAACACGGTGGTGCCTCGGGACAAAGTCGGGATCATCACCGACATCACATCGAGCGAGACGGCAGCAACGGGACGCCTGCACATCTTCCCCGGCGCCGGCTGGCTCAAACAGAATCTGCAATACGCACAGCGGAAACAGCTGCCGCTTCCCTACGAGCTGAGCATCCACGCCACGGGCAAGGCTATCAAACAGGAGCATCAGGGCGAGAGCCTGTTGATCGTTGAAGCCTTCGACCGGGTGGCCGTCGATGTCGTGGATCGTGGCGCTGCCGGCGGCAAGTTTCTCAGGATGGTTGCAAGTGACACAACAACATCATCTCACACAGGAGAGAAGACGGTGAAACAGAAACTGCTCGCACTGTTCACGATTTTCTACCCGACGTTCCTCGAGTCGAAGAAAGTGGACGTTCCGAATGCAGACGAGAACCTGCTCTGGACATACCTGCTCGAAGCAGACAAGCCACAGAGCCGGTTCAACCTGCCTGACGGCATGGATCTGAAGGAGAGCACGCTCGATGGGCTGCTCGGTCAGTTCCGTGTCGTGCCGCAGACAGCGGATCCGCTGAATGTGGCAAACCTGCCGCCCGCACTGAAGACGGCAATCGAATCACAGAAAGACGAGCTGACGAAGCTGAAGCGGCAGCAGTGCCAGCAGATTTTGGAGAGCGAGCTGACAGCGTCGAGGCTGCCGAAGCCGTGGCAGGAGCACATCAAATCGCAGTACGTCGGCAAGATCTTCGACGTGAGCGAGCTGAAGACCTCGATCAAAGGCATTCGCGAGACGCACGCGCTCTTCGTGGGGAGCGTGGTGGACAACCGTGGGATGGACATCCGCATGGGCGAGGATGCCTTCGACAAGAAGCGTCTCGGCCTCGAGGGGATGTTTATGTTGGATCCGAATCGGCCGCATCCAGAGAAGGACGAGAAGGAAGTGCGCGAGAGCCTGAAGGGGATGCCGCCGTACAAGAGCATCAAGCAAGCCTATCAGGACATCACCGGCGATGTGAACATGACCGGGATGGCACCGGCCGATAGGCGGTTCACTGAATCGCTTCTGACGACCGACTGGACGAGCATCATGGCGGCGACGATGAACCGCCGGATGGTGCGCGACTACGGTATGCTCGGCCTCGACACGTGGAGGGTGTTCACCGATGTGGTGAGCGTGAACAACTTCAAGCAGCAGGAGCGCGTTCGCTTCGGCGGCTACGCGAACCTGAGCACGGTGTCGCAGGGCGCGGCCTATCTGCCGATCGTCAGCCCGACGGACGAGAAGGCCACCTACACGCCGGCGAAGCGTGGCGGGACCGAGGACATCACGCTCGAGATGATGGTGAATGATGATGTCGGCAGCGTGACGAAAATTCCGCAACGCATGGCGAGGGCAGCTGCACAGACGCTGCACGAGTTCGTGTACGACTTCATCAGCCCGGCGGTGAACCCGGTGATCTACGACTCGAAGGTGCTCTACATCACCGACGATCACGCGAACTACGCGACGGTGGCGCTGGCCGCGGACGGCGTGGAGCTGTCGGCGGCACGGGCGCGGATGAAGAAGCAGGTGATGAAGGACAACTCGAAGCGGCTCGGCATTCGGGCACGCTATGTTGTCGTGCCACAGGATCTCGAAGCTATTGCCTACGGCCTCTGCGCTCCGGCATACGGGCAATATAACAACGTGCCGACGTTCCTCCAGTATCAGGGCTTGATCCCGATCGTCGTGGATTACTGGACGGATGCGACCGACTGGTGTCTGGTGGCAGACAGGGCGGACGTGGTCGGCCTCGAGATCGGCTTCGTCAACGGCAACGAGACGCCGGAACTATTCGTGTCCGACATCCCGAATGCGGGTGCCTACTTCACGAACGACAAGATCACATACAAGATCCGCCATATCTACGGCGGCGCGGTGACGGACTTCCGTGCGTTCTGCGGCAACGTCGTCGCTGGATGATGACAGCTTCCAGCCGGGGCAGGGCGTGACGCTAAAACGTCCTGCCTCGGTGCTTTGCCAACCAACAGAACAGGAGAGATCACATGCCTCACACAGGCGCAATCTTTGATCCGAAGAAATGTCAGCTCGCGGTGTTCAAGTGCACGCAGTCGAGCACGGCAGCTCCGGCGATCGCCTACACGCTGTTCAACGGCATCTCGCTGCTGGTGAACGCTGCGGACCTCGCGATCGCCCGAACGGGAGCTGGCGTGTACACGTTCACCGAGACGGGAGCGTGGACGGCGAACAAGACCATCGTGAAGGTGGTGTCGTCACACACGGCTGCCCGCATCTGCACGGTGACGTACACGAGTGCGGACGTGTTCCAGCTGAACTTCTTTGACGCGGTGACGCCGAGTGCTGCCGACAGTGGCAACTTCGATCTGTACATCGAAATTTACGACTGAGCGGAGGGACTCATGGCTCATCACGGAGCAATCTATGATCCGCTCAGGTGGAGCAAGAAGGCCGTTTTCAAGTGCACGCAATCTTCCACCGATGCACCGGCGATAGCGTACACGCTCGAGAGCGACCTGTCCGGTACTCCAGTGTGGGCATACACCAGCGCGGGTATTTACACGCTGACGCTCACCGGGGAGTGGACGGCGAACAAGACAGTGGTCGAGGTCATCTCGAACAATGCAACCGCCCGCATCTGCAACGTCGTGTACACGAGCGCGGATGTCATCACGTTCAACTGGTACGACGCGGCGACGCCGACGGTGGCAGAGTCAGGCGCCTTCGATCTGAAGATCACGATATACTCGTGATCTGACGGCGTGCGGGACTGATGACGCCAGAAGGCAGAAACGAGCCGAGCGCAATCGTGTGGGGCTGAGAGCAGGGGAGTCGCTCGGCTCGCCTCCCGCTGAGATGAGATCAGGCAGGGTGGAGTGCTCTCAGCTTCACAGGGAGTTCATTTCACACAATAGGAGGGTGCATCGATGGCACGCAAGCGCAAAGTCACGGCCGAATCTGTCCAGCCGGTCGGCATGTTCCGTGTCCAGCTGACACAGGATGGGCGGGTTGTAGGTGACAGCGGATGGCGGAAGAATCAGATCACGAACTACGGCGCGCAGTACTACATCGTCGAGAACCTCTACGGCTCGGCGAGCTCGAAGCGCGTGACGCACATGGCGATCGGGACAGGGACGGCGCCGGACGCCACCTCGACCTCGGCATCGCTCAACGGCGAGCTGGGGAGTCGGGTGACGGTGTCGTTCTCCATCGTCGCGAGCCGCACGGCGCAGTTCACGGCGCAATTCGCCTCCAGCGTGTTCTCTGTACAGGGAGCGAAGACGATCCAGAATCTCGGGCTGGCCTGCACGTCCGATTCCGCGACGCAGCAGCTGTTCGCCGGGCAGACGTACACGACGAGCCAGTGGCAGACAAATCAGGACGTCAATGCGACCTATCAAGTCAGGTTCCCGTAAGCCGCAGCAGGGGATTCTGCTGGATGTCGGATGCGGGGGGGCGAAGTTCGGGCCGCTGTGGACAGGGATTGACAAGAGGGCGATGGATGGCGTTGACGTAGTCCATGACCTCGAGACGTTCCCGTGGCCGATCGCATCCGAATCAGTACAGACGGCAAGAGTCAGTCACGTGCTCGAGCACATCAAGCCGTGGCTGACTCTTTCGTTTCTTGACGAACTCTGGCGCGTGATGAAGATCGGCGGGCCGGTGCACATCGCCGCGCCGTACGGAGTCAGCTCCAGATTCGTACAGGATCCGACACACTGCAATCCAATCAACGAGACGACGTGGATGTACTTCGATCCACAGCCGCCGGGGTTTCTGATCCCGAAGGACAATCTGCGGCAGATGAATGTCCTCTACTCGATCTACCGGCCGAGGCCGTGGAGAATCGCCCGCATGTACTTCGATCAGGTGGGTGACATCGAGGTGCTCCTCGAGAAACGGGAGGATGAGGGATGGAGTTTTGCAAGCACGGCCGCACGATTGCCGGCACCGTTACGTTCACGACGATCGACAGGCATCAGAAAGCGATAGTCTGTGAATGCTGCGGTGAGCTGATCGGGCTCGGTCCGCTCGAGAGCGAACCGGCATTCTGCTATCACTGCCAGCCGGCAGGATCAATCACGGTGAAGGTGGGAGATGACCAGACGAGCAAAGACCGTCTCGCGTGAGGCGAACAAGCTGATCGCCAGCGGACAGGCAATTCAGAAGCGGATCCTGATCGCGATTCCTACAACCGGACTCGTGCGGGTGGAGTGGATGCACGCGCGCTACGGGCAGACGATCCCGGTCAACTGGTCGCACGCGGAGCTGACGCAGTTCTTCGACACGTTCTCGCCGATGAGCTACAACGTCGCGGACGCGCGCAACATCTCCGTGGACTACTGTGTCAAGAACGGATTCGAGTGGATCCTGTTCATCGATCACGATGTGCTGCTGCCGCAGGACACGTTCGTGAAGATGAATGCCTACATGCGAGACGGTTCACTGCCGGTCGTCAGCGGGCTGTATGCTGCGAAGGGGCAGCCCGCTGAGCCGCTCATCTTCCGCGGCAGCGGGAACAGTTATTATCCGCACTGGAAGCGCGGGGAGAAGGTGTGGGCCGACGGGATCCCGATGGGCTGCGCGCTCATCAACGGGAACCTCCTCCGCATGATGTGGGATGCTAGCCCGACGTACGAAGCTGTGGGGCAGAAGGTGCGGGAAGTATTCATCACGCCACGAGGATCAAAGTGGTCACTCGAGGAGAACTCCTTCAGATCGTTCGGCGGCACCGAGGATCTGCACTGGTGCAACCGGGTGATTCAGGAAGGATGGTTGAAGAAGGCCGGATTCGAGAAGATCGGGAAGCGCAGATGGCCGTTCCTCGTGGACACCTCGATCTGGTGCGGTCACATTGAACCGAATGGTCAGATCTTCTGGCCGGAGGGATATTGAGGATGACACCGGAAGCGAAGCGCGAGGTGACT